AGTTGGAAGCCGCTGTAAATGCGCCTGTACCTTGGATAGCAACTTGTACTGCATCAGTAGTTCCACTTGTGAAAACACCTGATTCAGTTAATACACTAATACCTGCAATAGTATGTGCATCGTTTGTTCCTGCAACATCAGTTGTTTGTAAATACTGAACCGCCGCATCAAGCTCTGCTTGTGTCATGTTTGTTTTTGCTAAATTAACAATACGTGTTTGCGGGCCTAAGCCGTTTCCTGCAAATGCGTCATAATTAGTTCCAAATCCTATTCCTGCCATTTTATTTCTCCTATGTTATCTAATGACCAATTCCGCTACTCTGCGAAGTTGTTATATGTATTTAGTCTTTTACAAAAAAAGTGCTGGTTATCGGCGTTTTTTGGCTCTCTGATGCAATACTCTAAGGTTTTGCACGTATGTAGGCCCTGCTTGTACAATATCATCTATCATTTTAACTGCTGGTAAGTATGCTTGTACATAAGGAGAACTAATTGATTTACCTTGTCCTGCTAGTTCTAAAAACTTTCTAGTTAGTGCTACGTTCTTTTGTCCAACAAGATATCTATATAAACTAATATCTTTAGCTGAAGTTCCTAAGTCAGGTACACTAACTGTAGGCTCGTTGTCTTTTACTGCTGATGTTTCTAAGTTAGTATCAGCAACAAACTTACTAAACTCGTCAATTAAATCACTGCTTCTTAACTTTGCTCTAGCCGCAAACAAGAGTTTTGTAATTGCCGCTCTACGCTGTAGTGTTGTACTATTACTAAAATATGTAAGTACTCGCCTAATCTCTTTGTAGTCTGTATTTGTAATCTTTAGACTGTCTCCGAGTCTAATTAAAAACGGTCCAACAAGAGTAGGACTACTACCAACACCAAGCATTCTTAAATACCTGTCAAGTTCTTTAATATCAATTTTAGTTATTGCTCTTAGAGCCTTTGCCGCATTTGGATCTTTTAACTTATCTTGTGCTGAATCGTCACCTACTACATAATATATAAAGTTATGCAGGTCAGTACGGTTACTCATATAAGAAAAATACTTTTGAGTAGACATTTTAGCATATCTTTTAACCTGTCCGGTATATCCCGGATACTGTCGCATAGCTTCTAACATTAAGATACTAAGATATAACCTTTCACAGCAATCTGTGTAGGTAAGTATCCTATTTGAATCTTGCCCTCTAGTTAGTCTAGCTTCTTGCATGTCTTTAATGAATGAAAACGGTTTTTGTTCTTCGACTTCAGGCTCCATTGTATGCCCGCCTTCGATCGCCGCCCATTGCATAGCTGTGAATTTTTCAGCCATATTGATTAGTTACCTTTTATCTTATGGTATTCTTTTGCCATATCTTCTTTAGATTGTGCAATAGCATTGGCAAATTCATCTTTTTGATCTGATGTTCTTAATTTAGTATGGTGCTGGTCTAATTTAATTAATACATTTTGATTAATTTCATGCTCGCTACCGTCTCTAAATTTTATTGGTTTGTTCTGTCCAAATCTCATTTGATGAGCTTTTCTAACTTGCATAATAATATTATCGTCTGCACTAGATTTATCTTTATCTGAAGCTCGCATATCAAAATCTAATTCGCTACCGTGCCCTTTGAGACCAAAGTCGTCGTCTCCATATTTCTCATTGAGGTCTGTCATTTTCATAGTTTTTCTCCTTATCTTTGCTTGGCTCTATTAGCCGCACTAAATGTTGCTCTCGGTACTAACTTTACATCGCCTTTAGGGTGAGCTAGTACATACCCTTCACCGCCCGGTTGGCCGTTGATACTTTGTTTTACTTGTCCGCCTTGACTATCAAACTTGCTGATAATATCATTCTTAGTATTCATTACTGCTGTTACTACGTTCCATAGTGCAGTAAACGCATTTTTATGTTCGTTTATATATTGTAAGACTTTATTTTTCATTTTGTCTGACACTTGTTTTCTAGCTTCTAACCATTTTGCAAAGTCAGCGCCTAGTCCAGTTAATCCTGAGTCAACTTTACTATTCATATATGCATAAAGTAAATCAGGTAGTGCTTTCATTTGCTTTTGTGTTAGTGTGTTAACATTAAGTAATTCATCTATGCCTGCGGCGTTTTTTGTTATTATTTGATCAAGTTGGTCAATAGCACTGGAGTCAACTTCAACAGGCTGTTCAGTTGTTACACTTGGTACTACCAATACTGTTTTTTGTTTGTTAAACATGTCAATACTCTTAAACGGTCCTTCGTTGCCTTGATCATCAACTTCTCTGTGTATTACAATACCTGTTGTACTTGCTCCAATCCGTTTACCTAAGTCGCTGTTAACATCGACAGCATACTCAACTATTTGTGGTTCAAATATATAATTCTTGTCTTTAATTGGCGGCGTTGTGTAATATAATAGGTCACCTTTAAAATATCCTCGATATGTATCTGGAATTGTTTTTTCATATAATCCAAAAAGAGTTGCCATCTTACCTGCAAATTCTTGCCTGCCTGGATCATCTTTTAACTTCCCGCCACTACGTCCAAGTAATGCGGCTTGCAATGCATCAGGTGAAGTAGTACGTTCAACTCCGCCTTTTTTCATAAAGCCTGACTTATCTGTAAATACAAATTCGCCTTGATCATTACGTCCAAATACTACCGCTGGTGCGCCGTCCCATTTAAGTGTTACTGATTTATGGTCATCACCTGCCATACTACGAAGTGCATCTATTGCATGTCTTGCACCTTTACTTCCTTGATAGAATATTAAGTCTTCAGCATGCTGTATTCGTGCTTCCATTTCCTTTAACGGTTGTTTAAATTCAACAAAACGCATTATCTAATCCTCTGTACTAAGTCAACTATTTCGTTATATCTTGTTTGCTCAGGTACTTCTTTGCCTATTTTAGTCATTGTTTCTTTCCACGGAGCAATAAGCTCATCATAGTTAGGATCGCCTTTTAGCTTTGCAAGCATACTTTCAACAGTGTGCGTGTCTGCTTCTGTAGCACCTTTGCCTAATAGTATTACTGCAATTTCGTCCCAGTCGTCTGCAACAACATTATCACCATTGTTAGGATCAACCACACCTTTGTTAGGACTAAACTTATATCCTCTGCCTCTTGCAAGACTAGAAAGTAATACAGCTCTATCAGCACCACCAAACTGTGCTGTGCCGCCACGTTTGGCTCCACGCTGTAGAGCAGGATTATCAGTTAGCATAAAATCTGTTTGTACAAAACCTTTTTTAGGATCACCGTTGATTGGTGTTCGGAAGTGAACCTGTACTCCTGCATCTCTAATCCAACCTGCTTCGAACTTTCTACCTTTGTTCATAATTTCTAAATCAGGGATGCCTTGCTTTTGACACCACGCACTAAGTTTTGCAATTATTTCTTCTTTAGGTAATTCTCTAGTATCTGTGTTTAGATCTAAGTCACCAGATGAGTTCTTTTCGAATGTTCCATCTGGATCTGTTTTTGTACCTGTGGTTCCTAGATATTCTTTTTTGGTAAAATTAAAGCCCATTGTAGCATTTAACCATTTGACAGTAGAGTCTACATCTGCTGTTGCAATACGTTGTGCAATTAGTTTCTTTTCAGGTTCTGTTTTAAATATGTTTCCACCTTCTGTTAATAATTGCCCTGTTGTTGTTTTACTTTCGTAATACCCTCGCTCTGTTTTCTTAGCTGAGTTATATCCTCTAGCACCGTCTCTAGAACTCAAAGGTACTTTACTATTATCATTAGGTAGCCAAGAATCTCTGCTTGGTTCCCACGCCCATACAACTCCGTCTTTGTCTTTGAATTGTGCTGACTTAGGAAGTTTGTCTACGTTAATCCGTGTGTTTCTAAAATTAGACTTTTGAGCTTTCTTAGATTTATTATCTTTTTTGTTATCGCTTTTATCATCAACTTTTGAAGCAAAGGAAGCTGGTCCTTTATTACCCGTTTGTTTTTGTGCAATGTCAACCTGCTGTTGTAACCAAGAACCTCTAACCCAATCGTCAGCTTTCTTAACCCAACTATCTTTTTTCTTTTTATTTGTTGCTTCTAATAGATCATCTATTTTCATTTTTTACTCTCGATAACTTTGTCAATAGCTCGTTTAAACTTTTTTGGATCGCCTGTTCTAATTGAGTTTAGAAAGCGTCTTTCCATTTCACTAGCTGTAACTTCGTCATACTGCTCATTAATTCTATTTAAAAGATTGATGGCACTTTCAATAATATTATTAGCCGTGGTCTCAATCAAATGGTCATTGCTTTTAGACATAGACAAGTTATTGAGTTCTTGCAAAATACTTCTTGTTCGTTTTTTCATCTTATACTCCGATACTGTATTTAGCAAGCATATAAATAGTATTGTATTTAATAAAGGAGTAGTCTATGGGCATAAGAGAACTGAGTTTCAAAGAAAGATCCTTACTTTTCGCTAAACTTGCTTTTATATCTTATAATAACGCAAAACAAGTAAAAAGTCAAGCTAAAAAACTAGGATTTACAACTATAGAGTTTTACGATCGAAACGGCGCACAGGCATATCGATTCCAAAATAAGACAGATTTAGTTATTGCATGCCGTGGAACACAGCCAACAGAGTTTAATGACATAAGTGCAGACTTAAAAGCAATGCCAGTGATAGCCGAGACTGTTAGTAGGGTACACAGAGGATTTAAAGCAGAAGTAGACATGCTGTGGCCTTCAATTATGGCAGACTTAATGTCAAAAACACCTAAACAGGATCTATGGTTCTGTGGACATAGTTTAGGAGCGGCGATGGCAACTATCATGGCTAGCCGTTGTCATTATAACACAAAAGTACCAAATCCTCAGCAACTTTATACATATGGTAGCCCACGAGTAGGTTGGAAAGGTTACGTTGTACACTTAGGAGTTGAACATCATCGTTGGAAGAACAATAATGACATTGTTACTACTGTTCCTTTACGTCTTATGGGATATGCACATCACGGTACTGAACATTATCTAAATGCCTATGGCAAGTATAGAAAGCCTACAGGTTGGCAAATGGTTAAAGATAGATGGCGTGGTATATGGATGGGCTGGAAGAACGGTAAGATAGATAGTTTTTCAGATCATTCAATGACTGAATACATTAAACACATTACACAAATAGACTAGATACAGACTCTTCATTTGTAACACGGCGAATAGCTTCTCCAAATAACTGGCTGACACTTACTTGTCGTGTCTTCTTACAGTTCTTAGGACATCTATTAGCAATAGAATCAGTTACTACTAATTCGTCAAGTACACTCTTCTCTACCCTTTGACATGCTTCGCCTGACAATACTCCATGTGTTATATAAGCACGAACACTTAATGCACCTTGATCCATAATAGCTTTAGCGGCATTACATAGTGTGCCTCCTGAGTCAACAATATCATCTACTAGGATAGCATGTTTACCTTTAACATCTCCTATCAAGTTCATTACTTCGCTCTTACCTGCTTCTGGCCTACGTTTGTCTACTATAGCAATGTCGCCTCCAAACATGTCAGCAAACTTTCTAGCACGAACAACACCGCCTGCATCAGGTGATACGAATACTGTAGACTGTTGCTGAACTTCTGGATCATCTACAATACCTATGCTTCGCTTAATGTCTTTAGCAAATGCAATACGTGAAGTAAGATCGTCAACTGGAATATCAAAAAAGCCTTGTATCTGTCCTGCATGTAGATCCATTGTAAGGATCCTATCTGCGCCTGCTGTAACTAATAAGTTAGCAACCAACTTTGCTGTAATAGGTGTACGTGAAGCACTCTTACGATCTTGCCTAGCATAACCAAAGTAAGGAATAACTGCTGTAATTCTACTAGCACTTGATCTACGTGCCGCATCAATCATTATTAACAGTTCCATTAAACTATCATTAACTGGTGTTGCTGTGCTTTGTATAATAAACACATCTTCACCACGTATATTTTCGTTAAACTCTACACTTGACTCGCCGTCTGCAAACGTTGAAACTGTTGCTGGTACTAGGGTTGCAAAACAATGTTCTGCGATTTCTTGTGCTAGTTTCGGATTAGCATTTCCAGTAATGATTTTCATCTTCAATGTGTTCCCTTTCTGTGTATGTTAAACTTACTTATACAATACACTCATACCAAGTATTAGTCAAGAAAAAAGGTAGTGTACAAAGACACTACCTTACCAAAATGTTTAGTAACCGTTAGGTACTATAACATAATGTATCATTAACACTACTCCTACTGATGCACCCAAGCCTATCATCATCTTGAAAAAGTCTTTGGTGACCAACGGAAACACTGTCTTAAATTTTTCCTTGCCTGTTATTGTTGCCATTGCAAGTTCACGTCCACATAACAGTCCTACAAACACCCATGTTGTTGACATAGGTATATCGTTAAGCTCTTTGAAGAAGAATAAGATTAACCAGTACACTGCATCAATAATAGTTGCTGACCGAACATATCGTGTGTTGTGTTTTTCTAGTACAATCTTTTGTATCTTGCCGCCGCCTTCTTTAAACATAAATCCTAGTCCTACGACAAACATAGTACTAATTAGGATCATTAAGTCCCAAGGTATTTCTCTAGGTAGGAACACGGCAATGTTTGCCATATCATGCGACAACCAAGTAAACCACAGGAAGCCTGTTGTTACCCATTGTGCTATTCGCCATGCTTTCTTATGTTCTTCTTTAACAGGCTTTGCTTCGTTTAATAGTTTACTAACTACTAACCAAATAACATATGCCGCAACTGCCGCGACAGCATAGCCCATCATGCTTTTCATAAGCATCTTCTCTAGTACAAACGTACTTGCAAAGGCACTTAATACTAAAAAAGAAGTACTAACTGGTACTCCTATCCTTGTAAGTATTAATAATAGTCCTGGTGCCATTGCATGATACCACTGTATCTCTTGGAATGGAATTTTATTCAAACGTCCGTAACTAATGTCACCTCCGTTCATATACCAACCATACCACAATGTATAAAGGAGAACTGCTGAAGCCGCTCCCCACATAATCTTCCAATTAAATTTTTCGTTATTACTTGCGATCCATGTACCTAATGTTTGTACGGAATCATTTGCGATAACTGCGTAACCTGCGAACAAGAAACCTACAGCCATCCATAAGGTGAGTGCGTCCATTTATTATCTCCTCTGCTTGATGTCTTTACCACATCGCTCACATAATAAGAGCAGGCTCAACGATGCCTGCCACGGAACAGGATTGTTCCAACGTTATTTATAATGTAACATAATCTAGGTATGTTGTCAAGACATTTATCCATGCACATAACGCATGACAGCCTTTACCAAAAACCACTTGATTTTATGTAAGCATGGCTGTACTATTGTATAAATAACAGTGTTAAAACAACTGCAATGGTGGTTTTGACAACACACATAGACACATGGGATAGACTATGGGAGTTACAAAGCACTCCTTAAAACGCAATTGACGAGCACCAAAGGTGCTTGCACCGCCGGGGAAGTTCCGGGGTATTGCTTTCCTCAAGCATCCACAACTTAACTAGGAGAAAAAAATGGCAACAATGCTATTCAACGGCCTTGTGAGTTTACTTGGAAACCCACTTCCAACTGGGAAGTTCGAAAAAGAGATGCTCACTTACGCCAAAACAGAGTACGGAACAGATTGGCAGTATGCTTATCACCACATGTTAACCCACAAAGGTCAAGGACCTAAAATGGGAGTACATATCTAATGGCACATTATGTATTAACAGCATCAAGCTGGATTCAAGATGCAATCGAAGGATTTAGTGATTGGCGCAGAGCAGTAAGACTACGTGCAGAACGTAGGGCTTCATACAGAAGAACATATAATGAACTGAGCAAGTTAACTGAGTTTGAACTAAACGACATTGGCATTTGCCGTGGCGACATTAGAAACATTGCACGTGGTGATAGAACAATCATACGTGGAATAGAAGTAAACGAAAACTTGAGAGGATCAGTATAATGACTGTAGCAACAATGACTAACACAACATGGACTTACACATGTAAAGTATGTAAGATGATTAGAACTGCATTAAGTATTGCATTTGTAGGATTAATTGCATTTGGTGAATCAGCTGGTAGAGCAAGAGCGGCCGCTGAGTTATCACGTCAAGGCTTTCATAAAGAAGCAAGAGCATTAATGTTATCTCCAAGGGAGTATGGCAAAAATGTTTAAACGTTTTATTAAAGCAATGGAATACAGAAGTTACTGTATGGCAATTAGAGAACTAAGAGCTCACGGCTATTACAAAAGAGCCGCAGAGATAACTGAGTTCAAAAACAACATGTATCAGAGCTACTAATGATTGACCCAGACCATACATACATAAAGCCAAAAGGCGAAAAGAAAAAGGGCGGCAAATAATGTGGCCCTATACTGATGAAGAAGCAGATTTTCTAAGCGGAAAGCCTGCTACAAAATAGCACACAAATATAATACGGGTTGACCTTTGGGTCAATTCGTGCTATATATTACATATACCCCGAGTCCGGGGTTACACATACACAAAGGAAACACACATGAAGAATTTACTATCTACAGTAGCCCTCATGGGTCTACTGTCAACTCCGGCACTAGCCGCAGACATCTCCGTTGACATGCTAAACAAGCGTGACGATGGAGCAAAAATGGTTTACAGTGAAGACATCTCAACTATCGAAGTAGGAGATTCAATCACATGGCTACCAA